AAGGCTAAGAAAGCCCTTGCTGAGTGTTTTACAGAACAAGAAATGTTTTCTACTGTTAGAGAGATGTATGAAAATGATGAGTGGATGATAATGAATGGAAGATGTTTATACATCTTGAGATCACTAGATGATGACTATCAACATCATTTTGAAAGACTATCTAATGGCGAATAAGGAATGGACTGAAGGTCGCTTAAAATCATTTATAACTTCTACCTTACGAGGTGGTTTTAGAAGGTATCCCCCAAAATATGAATCTCTTAAAGAAGCTCAAGTTGGTAAAAAAATTAACGACAAATCTCAACGCTTGGCTATGCACTATGAATGTGCTGGATGCAAAGGGCATTTCCCTGCTAAGGAGGTTCAGGTGGATCACATACTTCCTGTGGTGTGCCCTAAAAAAGGATTCGAGTCGTGGGATATATTTATTGCACGGCTCTTTTGTTCATCGGATAATCTACAAGTACTCTGCAAAGGTTGTCATGACGAAAAAACAAAAACGGAAAGGGTAAAGCGTGTTAGTAAAAGGACTAAAAGCTGATGGCTCTTTCGAGAGTGTAGAGATAGATGAGCAAGAAGAAGAAATATTATTAAAGATGGTAGCAAATTATATAGTAAGAAATTGTGTACTAGAACAAACGGAAGAAGGTCATGAGATATACCTGCACTATCTTCCTGATTGGGTATATGAAGGGAAGTTACAATGACTGATAGATTATCAAAATTTAGGGCTAGGCTTAAAAAGATAGGTATAGATGTAACTTTTGCGGCTAACTATCCTTGGATTTATTTTGATACTATTAACGGAAAAGAAGTGACAGGAACATTCCATGCCAATCATGGTTGGACTGCTTTCTTTTTACATTTGGATGGTTCTTATAAGTTTAGCGACAGACGAGAAGTGTTTAAAAAAGTAAGGGAATTATCATATGAGTAAGAATGATATAACAGGTGACAGCATTCAAACAAAAGGATTCTTTACTAAACAAGGTGAAGAAAACTTTGAACGCATATTCGGTAAGAAGCAATCAAGAATTGATGTGATCTCGCAGAATGGTAACACAGGAGACCATTATGAGTATGAGTTGAATAAAAGCACAGGTGAAGTAGAGAAACGATTTAAAGATGGTGTAGCTAAACCTAATGGAGAACAGTTTAATGACGAGTAAAATACTATTGCTAGATATAGAGACAAGTCCCAATACTGTCCATGCGTGGGGTATTTGGGATCAGAACATTGGATTGAATCAAATCCTTGAAAGCTCTACAACACTCTGCTATGCAGCAAAGTGGTTAGGTAAGAAAGAAGTTATATTTGATTCAGTGAATAAGTCGTCACAAAAGAAGATGCTACAAGGTATTCACAAACTTCTAGACGAGGCTGATGCAGTCATTCACTATAATGGGGCTAGATTCGATATTCCTACCCTCAATAAAGACTTTATCTTAAATGGTATGACACCTCCTGCTCCATTTAAACAGATTGATCTATTGCAAGTTGCTAAGAGACAGTTTAGATTTGTTTCTAACAAACTAGACTATGTTTCTCAAGCTTTAGGACTTGGTAAGAAAGTAGCACATGAAGGACATGAGCTTTGGATTAAATGTTTAAACAAAGACCCACAAGCTTGGAAGACAATGGAGAAGTACAATAAGAATGATGTAGTGCTCTTAGAGAATGTCTATCAACGCTTTAAACCATGGATTAAGAATCACTTGAATTTATCTGTCTTATCTGAAGATGGTTTAGTCTGCCCTAATTGTGGTGGAAAACATCATCAGAAGAGAGGATATGCAATAACAACTAATGCTAAGTATCAACGCTTCCAATGCCAAGGATGTGGAAATTGGTTCAGAGGTACTAAGAGTATTAGCCATAAAACAGGAGAGAAGTATGTCAACATCGCTTAGTAAACAAGTAGGAGGAGACCATTATAAGAAATTTACTATACAACCCATAGAGTTTATAACTAAAAACAATATACCTTTTATAGAAGGAAACATAATTAAATATATCTGCAGATGGAAAGACAAGGGTGGTAAAGCTGACCTAGATAAAGTCATTCACTATGTAGAGCTATTAAAAGAATTGAAAACATGATAACATTAACTGAATTACAAGAAAAGATTATTGAACAAGTTTCAGAAGTAGATTTAATTGACCTTCTAGGACTTACTACTGAGGATTTAGTCTATGCCTTCCAAGACAAAATTGAAGATAGGTTCGAGAGATTGGTCAGTGAATTGGAACTTGGAGATAACACTTCCTCCGATTAATTTATATAACTACGCTATAAGAAAGAAGATAATGGATAAAAGTCAGAAGATATTAAGTGACATCACCATATTTAATAAATATGCTAAGTATGTCCCTGAAACCCAACGCAGAGAAACTTGGGAAGAGTTAGTAAGTCGTAACATGGTCATGCACATGAAGAAGTATCCACAGTTAAAAGAGGAAATTAAAGATGTTTACAAATATGTTTACAATCGTCAAGTATTGCCTTCTATGCGTAGCTTACAGTTCGGTGGCACTCCTATTGAACTCAGTAATAATCGTATGTTCAATTGTGCTTATTCCCCTGTCGATCATCCTGCCGTTTTCAGCGAGACCATGTTTAACTTACTTGGGGGAAGTGGTGTGGGCTTTAGCGTACAACGCAGACATACAGATAGACTCCCTACTATCGTTGGTCCATCCGCTAAACAACGACGATTCTTGGTAGGAGATTCTATTGAGGGTTGGGCTGATGCTGTTAAAGTATTAATTAAAGCCTATACACTTGGTAAATCTGATCCAGTATTTGACTTTAGAGACATTAGACCTAAAGGTGCTAGACTAATCACTTCAGGTGGTAAGGCTCCTGGTCCTGACCCATTACGCATCTGTTTAGATAAGCTTCGTAGTGTGTTAAACAATGCTGTTGGTCGTAAGCTAGAACCTATCGAAGTACATGATATGATCTGTCATATTGCTGATGCAGTACTCTCAGGTGGTATTCGTAGAGCTGCCCTAATCTCTTTATTCGATAAAGATGATATGGACATGATGTCAGCTAAGAGTGGTGACTGGTGGGAACTTAATCCACAACGAGGTAGAGCTAATAATTCAGTAGCTTTAAATCGTGAAGAGATTACAGAAGAAGAGTGGTCTTCCATTTGGAAACGAGTAGAACAATCAGGTGCAGGAGAACCTGGAGTATTTTGGACTAATAACTATGATGTAGGTACTAATCCATGTGCTGAAATTAGTTTAAGACCTAACTCCTATTGTAATCTAGTTGAAGTTAATGTATCAGATGTAACAACTCAAGACACACTTAATGCTCGTGTTAGGGCTGCAGCATTCATTGGTACATTACAAGCTGGCTACACTGACTTCCATTATCTAAGAAGTGTATGGAAAGAAACTTCTGAAGAGGATGCACTACTTGGTGTTTCTATGACAGGTATTGCTTCAGGGGGTGTTCTTAAATTAAACTTAGCGGAGGCTGCAGGTGAGGCTAAAGAAGAAAATAAACGAGTTGCGAATATTATTGGCATCAATGAGTCTGCAAGAATTACTACTGTTAAGCCTGCTGGCACTACTTCTTTGGTACTTGGTAGCAGTAGTGGTATTCATGCTTGGCATAATGATTACTATATTCGCCGTATGCGTGTAGGTAAGAATGAACCATTATACAGATATATGACTTCAACTGTACCTGCTTTAATTGAAGACTGTGTATGGAAACCACACTTAGAAGCTGTTATGAGTTTCCCTCAGAAAGCTCCTGAAGGTTCTATCCTTCGTACTGAAAGCTATAAAGAAATCTTAGAACGAGTTAAGAAATTTAACTTAGAGTGGGTAGCTTATGGTCACGATAGAGGTGATAATAAACACAATGTTTCTTGTACCATTTCATTGAAAGATGATGAGTGGGAAGAATGTGGTAAATGGATGTGGGAGAATCGTTATAACTATACTGGTATCTCTGTACTACCTTATAATGGAGGCACTTATCAACAAGCTCCATTTGAAGACTGTACTAAAGAAATCTTCGATGAAATGTTTAAACATCTTCAAGAGATAGACTTAACGAAAGTAATTGAAACTGACGACCATACAGAAGCTAAAGATAACTTGGCTTGTAGTGGATCAAGTTGTGAACTTACATAAATAGCTTGACTTTATCTCACATATATGTTATAATATGTGTATAAGGAGTAATAAATGGCTAATGTAAATCTCATTAATAATGGAAGTAGAAAATGTGTTAAATGTGGTACTTGGAAATTATTTTCTGAGTACCATAAACACAAAGGATGTAAAGAGGGTATTAATACTGTATGTAAATCTTGCAGAAAGCCTATATCTAAAGAAAGTTATAGACAAAAAAGTAGAGAGTATAATATATGGCATAGAACAAAAGTTAGAGCTAAAGTAAAGGGTATTCCATTTACGATAGAAATATCTGATATTATTATTCCTGATATCTGCCCTGTATTTAAAGTACCTTTTAAAATAAATGACCATAACTATGCACCATCTATTGATAAGATTATACCTGATCTTGGGTATGTAAAAGGAAATATTCAAATTATATCCAATAGAGCAAATATGTTAAAAGGAAATGCTAGTGTAGATGAAATTAAAAAGCTGTATGATTTTATGAAAGGCGAGGTAAACTAATGTATTATTTTGGATCAGAATTTATTAGTGGAGTTAATGTAGGATTTGAACACATGAGTTATAAACAGATTGGTAGGAAAGGGAAGGGGTGGATACTCCTTCTTGATCTTGCAATTCTTAGAGTAATGATAGAATGGGATGAAGAAGGTGAGTAAATGAGTCATATACTAATTATCATTACAGGACTCATTTATGCGTATATAAGTGCTGAACAATTTTATGTAGGCAACGGTGGAATGAGTCTTTGCTACTTTGGATATGCTTTAGCAAATGTAGGATTGTATATGATGGCTAAATAATTAAGGGGCTTAACGCCCCTTTTTTATTACATAGGCATTACTCTAGCCGCTTCTGCACCTAATAAACCTAATATAGAATCTTTTAGAACAACAGCTCCAACAGTTCCTAATTTAGCTCCAGTAGATTTATATTCAGCAATACTTCTCTTAATCTTAGTTAAATCTTCCATAGGAAGTACTTTAGATTTACGCATAACTGGCTCAAGTCTATTGAACTCAGCTACTAAATCTTTCTCAGGAATTACTTTAAGGTAAGTACTGAGAGACTTTCTAAAATCTTCTACACCAGCTTTACTCTTAGAAAGATTTGTTAGAGCTTGATCTATATCTTCACCCTTAAATCCTTTTTGTATTAATACTGGTAAACTATCTCTAGCTTGAGCTACATATTTATCTTCCTCAACCTTTTTAAGAATACCATATAATGGCTTACCAGTAGTTGATGTAAAATAATCATCCATAGCATTTGTAAGAAGCTTTTGAGCTGTCTTATCTAAGTTATATACTTTATAACCAGTAGTCTCACTTTGTTGAGCTAAGTTAAGTAAAGTTGTTTTAAACTTATCAGCATTTAATGGAGACTTTTGACTACCAATAACTTTAGAAATAATTTTTAGTTCTTGTGGGTCAACAAGACCATCTCTAATACTTTGAGCTAAGTCTGCTTGTAATTTTTGATATTGAGGACTATCAACAAAACCTTTGCCTTGTTTAAATAGATCATCAATGTTTGTCTTAACAAAGTTTCTTACAGCATTATCTGCTGTCTCTGCTTGTGTAAAAGGAATATTATTTTGTGCTAAGAATCTTCTTTGAGCTTCTTCATTACCTCTAGTAAATACATCTGTAGAAGTACCAGGTTTTACTCTCTTTGCAAAACCAGCATCTGTCTTACCAAGTTTAGCTTCTTTTAAAACAAACTCAGATTCAGTTTCACCACCTAATAAACTCTTTAATGGTTTACCAATATATCTAGTAAGAGTATCTCCTGGAAATAGGTTAGTAATCGCTGTGGGAAGTCTTCCAATGAGTTCTCTAGTAATTGTAGGAGCTGCTCCAGCTGCTAACTCAATACCCATAGCTGTCACATCATTCTCAAAATTCTCAGGTCTTCCAGCTTTGTAGTATTCACCAGCAAGAGAAGATGCTGCACCTGATGCTGCTCCACCTAAAACTCGCTTACCTAATTCTACACCAACTCTACCAACTCTGTATGGACCACCAATAGCAGGAATTAAACTTAATCCAGCACTAATAGCAGAACTAACTCCAATATTTTGTGGGTTAAACTCATAGTAATTTTGTGGATTCTCTACAGCAGATTGAACTGTTCCTGGTGTAGCTTCTAAAGAAGGTTGTTCTGTTTGAGGAGTAGCTTCTGTAGGAGTTACATTAACTGCAGGTGTGTATAAATCACCTAGTCTAGTAACATAGTCAATAGTCTCACTAGGAAGTATTGATGGATCTTTAGATGATAAGAATCTATCTGCAACTCCAGGACCTGCATTGTAAGCAATACCAGTTAGGTATGGATCTTTATACTTCTCAAAGTTTTGTTTAATATAAGATACGCCACCTTTAATGTTTTCATCCACATTATTAGGGTCAACATTTAAATCTTTAGCAGTGCTAGGCATAAGTTGCATAACACCAATAGCACCCTTAGGTGACTTGGCAGAGGCTTTAAAACCACTTTCAATGTTAGCCATACTTAATGCTAGGTTTTCATCAACACCTTGCTTCTGAGCTTCTAATACTACTTTCTCAGCTATGTCAAGTTGTTCTTGAGATAATTTAGACCAATCAATATTCATGATTACCCTTTTTTAGGTGTTTTAAAACTTCTAATAATGTCTAATACACTTCCACCAGCTGGGGCTGGGGTAGCACTTGCTGGAGTAGTTGCAGGTGCTTTTGTAGGAGCTGGAGCTTTTTCAGATAAAGACTCTTTAAGACTATTTTGAAGTCTAGCATAACTTGCTTTAATTTCAGCTAAGTTTTTAGCAAGTTCCTCTTTAGTTAAACCTTGATCTAAAGAAGCAATAGTTTGTTGTAAGAACTCAATTTCCTTAACAGCAACTTGACCAAGTGCACCACCTGTTGGCGAAGCATCTCGCATAGCTTGTAATTTGTCAAAGCCTAGGTTAGCTACAACTGTATTAAGTGTTGTTTTAAGGGTATAAGCATCTGTACCTGGAATCTTAGATGCACCAACACCAACAAGACCTGTTGTCTTAGGAGAAAGTTGACTTATAGCTTTATCAATAGTTTTATCTACAAGATTTACAGAAGCAAGTTGATTGTTAATTCTCATCACTTCTTTCTTCTCTTTATCAATAGCTTTCTCAGCTGCAGGAGTACCTGGGATAGGCTCATAAACACCTGTCTCAGGGTTCTTTTGATATTGACCCATTCCTGTTGCTTTAATTGGGTAAAGTCTATCAATAGTTTGTTGTGCAATTTTCTTTTGATCTGCTGTAGCATTTGGATCATTCAATGTAGCATTTGCTTCAGCATACTGAGCATCTGTAGATTGTTTCTCTGTAGAAAGTTTATCTACTTCCCCACCAAAAGCTTTAACACGGAGTTTTAATGACTCATTAGTAGGATCTTCTTTTAAAGCTTTCTCTGCATTAGATAGGTTATCTAAAGCTTTTTCTAAGTTAGACTTCTTACCTTCTTTCTCAGTGATTGCCTTTTTAATCTCTACATCAGTCTTAGCCCTAGTTAATTCTAAGTCAGACTTTTGAGCAATAGCATATTGACCTAATTGAAGAGCTTCTTCAGGTAAGTCATAAGCTTTAAAAGTCTCAATAAGTTTTGGATAGAGGACATCAGGATTTTGTAAATCTTCAGGCTTTAATTGGCTTTGAGCCTCTGAAAGAGCTTGTCTAACTTTCTTAGCTCTCACAAGAGCAGGATCTTCAATACCAAATAGTGATCCTAGTTCTCTTACACCTCTAGTAATAAGTGTTCTTCCAAGAGGAGCTCTTGTGTCTTGAAGAGAAATTTGTTGCTGAATTTCTTCAGGAGATGGTCCTAGGATGTCACCAAATAAACTTTTAACTACATTAGCCATAATAAATCCTTTAAATAATTACCCTAGTAAACTACCCCAAAAACCAAGATTTTGTCCATAACCTTGTTGTTGTGCTCCAACAATTCTACCACCAGCTTCAGAGCCAGCTTGTCCTAATTGAATAGATGGAGTTAGATAAGGATTAGCCATACCAAGAAGACCTGTACCATATCCAAGAATGTTAGCTGAAGTAGCATAAGGGGTTGTTCTAAGTTCTTGACCTGTGCCATAGAAACCTAAAGCATTTTTAAGGTCTTCTAATTGTTGTGCTCTTGCTCTATCTTCAGCACCTAAATAGATATTTCTATTAGCTTCTTCTCTTGCTTTAAATAAAGAATATTGCTCAGGGTTAATATAACCACCACCAGCAACTCCAACACCAGCACCTGTACGACCTTGTGAGAATAGTGTATCAGCAAGTCTAGACTCTTCAGCTGCTCTTTGTGGCTCCATGCCAGCAATAACTTGATTGTAGTAATCTCTAGTCTTAGCATTAATGTCTGTACCAGCACCTCTAGCAAATAAACCTTTACCTAATTGAGACACATCCCCAGCAAAGCTCATTTGTTCTTCGGAAGGTAGAGCACCTTTAGCACCTGCTAAATATTTAGTCCATAAATCTTGTAATTCAGGGGCAAGAGTAACTGTTCCAGTTTTACCTTCATAAGTTATTCCACCAGCTGGACCTTTAATATTATAAGGCTTGAACTCAGCCTGACTATAATCAGGTTCATCACCACCAAATAAATCTGTAACAAAACTCATATTATACCTCTGTCTTTATAAAATTAATAACATCTTTTGTTCTACTAACTTCTTTAAATCCTAACCTTTTAACAAACTCTTCTGATTCAGGATAAGTAGATGTTTCTACTCTTCCATACTTTAGAATTAAGTTCTTCATGATACGCTGATACATCTTTAATGGAAACCACTTACCTTTATATTCAGGAAGACATCCACAATGGATTCTATTCCCCTTAGTAAGTATTAAAGCTACAGTGTCATTATTACGATAAATTGGGTAATATTCCCAAGTTAATGCTTCTTCTAAAAACTTCTTTTTATTCTCTTTAGGACTTCCATAAATCCTATATAATAAATTAGCGTATTCTACTTTAATCATTAGCTTTTCATTATATATGCTAAAGCATAGTATGGAGGTAAATTAGCGTTAGTACCGCTAGAACCTGTTGAGCTAACAGTTGTTGTATGACTATGAGTACCATCAAAATAAATAGTTCTACCAGCACGGCTTTCACCACCATCACCATCTACTTGGTAATTAGTTTGTGAGAATACACCAGTAGTTCCACCATAGTTTGAACCGTTAGCATATTGGCTAGAAATCTCACCTGTAAGAGAGGTTGAACTTGTTGTAGCAGTATGAGTATGAGATACCACAATAGCATCTGCACTACCTCCAGTAGCTGCAACTGCATAAGTAGAGCCAGCACCTACAATAAATTTATTTCTTAAATCAGGAGTACCATTTGCACCATTACATAGATACCAACCAGCAGGAATAGTTGCAATAGAACCTGACCACATAGCAATTAAGCCTGATGGAGCACCACCATTTGTAATTGCAGTTGTTACAAATTCTGTAGTAGCTAATTGTGATGTATTAGTTCCTGCAGAAGCTGTTGGAGCAGTTGGAGTACCAGTTAAAGCAGGAGAAATAGTATTAGCTTTACTATTGACTGCTGTTTGTAAAGCATTAAACTCTACATCAAATTCAGAACCTTTAATAATTTTAGCTGGATCTCCTGAAGCTAGTGAATCCTTTGCTAAAAAGTTAGTTGCCTTGGTATAGTTTGCCATTATATCATTTTCCCTGTTTGTAAATAAACATCTATTTTTTGAATAGACACTGGATTATCATTAATTTCTGATTCAACTCCAAATTGAATTACTTTCCCTGATCCACCTAAAGGTACATAAATTGTATTAACACCAATACCTACAGAAGAATATTTAGCAATACCATACTCAAAAGTAGAACCAAAAGTACTATATATTCCTGAACCTAAACTTCTATTAATAGGTTGTGTAGTATAGTTTAATGTATAGTCATATCCATATTTAAATGAAAAGTCTTGATCACCATTACCTATAATTACTAATGATGCTTTTTTAAGCATCTTATTCGTTGTAGCACTTCCTAAGTCGGAACTAGATGTATAATATTGCATATTATATGTTGTAGTGCCATCTAAATAACCATTGTATTTAACAATCTTACCTGGAAGACCTATAAATAATTCTCTATCCTCTGTAGAACAAAATGCTGTATAGTTTGTACCAGCTGTATTATTCCATAGAGTAGTTCTAGCAGCCCCATTTTGTAACACTTGTCTTAGGTCAAAATAAACCATAATCTTAGAACCTGGGAATGTTAGAAGATAGAAAGCATCTTTCTCATAGTAAGCACTTCTAATATTTTCCACAGTTTCAACTGCTAAGTATCCTACTAAGTCATCTCTAATATTTAAAGAGAGTTCACGAAGAGGCATTGTATTTTCTTGCACTGTTCTGTTAAAGCTTCTTACACCACTCTTTGATAAGAAGATTAAGTCGGTACCTGTGCTTTGTACAGAATCTCTAGCAACACATCCTACACCTACCACCACATCAGCTAAAGTCATTGTAGAAGGATCATTAGCACCTTGATAGATAACAATGTGATTCTTACAGAATATAACTAAATAACTATTGTGATAAGCTAGTGCTGTAATCTCATCGTTATTACCAACAACAGAACTAATATCAATAATTCCTGAACCAGTGCCAGTAAATGCTGCACCATCTAATAATCTACTATAATAAAGAGTATGTTTATGGCTAGTCATTCTAGCTACCCATATTCTACCAAATGCTGCTAATACACAGTCAGGGTCAAATGTAGAAACACCTGATGGCTTACTACCATAGTCACCTACTCTTTGAAAGATGTAAGGACCTGAGTGAGATGTCTTTCTCCATACTAATAATGGATTACCAATCTGTGCTGCAAAACCATAAGAAGAAGCAGTTGCACTACTACCTTCAGCTAACGCTGCAAATTGCCATCTATCATCTGTAGGGGTAATAGGGGCATTAGTTGTTTGGTCAGCTGCTTTAGGAATGTGCTCTGTTAGAGTTTCAGTTCCTGAAAATAATTTACCACCACCAGCAGATAGATAACTAATCGTACCATCTATCTCTTTAAATTCAAATATAGAACCAATAGCTTCTGAATCAGTAAGAGTACCATTGTTTGTAGTAACAGCATCCCAACCTTTTCTAGCACCTAATCTACCATATTTGTCAATGATACAATTAGTAGCAATAGAAGCATAACCACTCTCAAGTGTAACAGAGGAGTCTTGGGTATTTAAACCCATGAATCCAGGTGCAGCTATAGAAGTAGTTTTTAATGTTCCAGCCATTATTGAGGATACCAAGTAGTTTCTTCAGGACGAGTACCAGCTTCAATTGCAATTAAATCTGCTAACATATTTCTGTAACGCATTTCTTGATCTTGGTTTCCACCATCCTCACCTCTCTCAGCAATTGCTCTTGCAAGAGTACCTTCAATAAGAAGAGTGTAAGGTATTTGTACTACTTCAGTATCTAAAGTTAAATCATCTTGTGGCATCACCACATTAAAGCGTAATGTATAAACACCATCAGGTACAGGGAATACATCCACTTGAGTATCACCATAAGTAGTAACACCGTTAAAATTGTAGTATAATGGGCTTCCTTTTTGTACAGGAGACATTAATAGGCTTCTTTCAAACCATTTACTATCTCTAGGATATAAGAACACATTATCAGTGTCATTAATAATCTCTAAAACTCTAAAACGAGTTCCAGCACCACGAAGCACATAGTTGAAGAGATCAGGAGCAGTGGTAGCTGTAAGAGTAGTTCTTAAAGTTGACCAATTCCAAGCATCTTCAATTTCTCGCTTAGCGACATTAACTAAGTCACCAATCAATGAGCTATATGAGTTTTCACTCACAGAAGCCACTGTAGGTTCCCTTAATCTTTTTAAAACCTTATTGACAATTTCTAAATAAGTCATGTGTTATTTTCCCAGTATATACAACAATTATACCATAAGAATGGCTATTTGTCAACTAATTTATTACCATTTTACTTTGTCAGCCCAATATGCTGCTGACATCTTACCTTTTGCTATGTTCTTAGCGTGCCTTGCTTTAAAAGACTTTTGTCTTGCTTTCTCAGAAGCTGTTTTAGGGGCAGATCCTGCACCACTTACACCTTGCTGACCAAATCTAATTAACTTTTCTACATCTCCTACTTTAGCTAACACTGCATGGCTTTTAGTAGGATGGCTTGGAGTTCTCTTTGGTTTGTTAAACCCACTAAAAGTTTCTTTGCCTTTTTTAATCATTTCTTCCTCGCTGTTTTAGCACTTTGTTTAAATGCTTTAGCAGTGGGAGCCCCTTTAGACCCCACCTTACGCATCTTCTCACCTGATCCTGCTGCTATTCTTTTACGCTTAGCATGGATGTTAGCATAGAGTCCTTGTTTAGTAGCCACGCTTTGCACCAGTCTTTTTAGGTTTAGAAACCATTTTCTTACCAGTTTTCTTTGCGTACTCTTTAGCTTCTTTTTTTCCCTTAGATGTGTAACTAAATTTTTTCATTCCGACCATTGGCATAATTATTCCCTCTTAGTTAAAGTTTCTTTTACCTTTGTTATCTATAATTAAAGCTTGTTTCCTTGGTGCTACTCCTTTAACAGTTGGGATAGATATATGTATCCAACTATCAAATTCTAGTATAACCTGATCGTAAGGGATATTAGCATCGACAATGGCTCTGACCACAGCATTAGGAGACATTCCCTTGACATTAAAGTCAGCTGTACATCCCTCACAATGTTGTGATGTTTTACTTCCACCCACTGCTTCATTTACTTCCCTCGATCTATATCCTGAACTAATCAGGAGTGGTTT